CCGTGGCTGGCAAAAATGCCTTTTTGACTAAAAACCCGGCTTTAGCTCCTGCGCCTTCAAGGTTTGCAAACTCTTTTTGGGCGCGCTCAATACCTTTGCCATCGAATTCGCTGATGATGGGTATGCGAATGCTCATTTAATAACCGTAATTCTGTTTTCAACTGTGGCGGCGGCTTCTTTAACCAAATCCATCATGGCATTGGTCACTGCTTCTTGCTGGGATTCGGCAGCCGGCCACATGACACGCGATGGGGTGCCAAACAGCTGTGCGATAAACCGTGCGCCTTGGGTATTAGTACCGCCAGCTTTGCCTGCCATGTCCACAATTGCCGCGGCAGGGTTCTTTTGGATGACCGTCAGGATGCTGGTTGCCCTGCGCCCAGTGTCGATTTTGAATACCACGCCGCGTTGTGCGTCACGTTGCGTGTACGGGAATAGTTTGCGGCCGCGTTGGCTCCATGTGCGTGCCATGCCCGACAGGTATTTGGCTGGGTAACGGTTTTTGGCATCCGTCAGGATGGGCTCCGCAATTTTTTTTGCGTCGCGGTTAAATTGCTTGCGCATTTCGGGGTCAAATTGGCGTAGTTCTTTGATGGTTTCTTTGACACCGATTACTTCTACGTTGGTCATTTTTGCCGCTTTCGTTGCTCTTCTAGCACCTTAGCGACGGTAGCGAAGTCGGCTAGATCAAACTCAATGTGGGGCGGCCACCACCCAGTGCCGACTAGCAGTTCGGCTAGTCCTCGTCGGATGGTGCCGCGGGGGTAGGGTTTTCGGTTTCCTCGCTGGCCACTTCAATGTTGTCGAGCTGGTTGAGGAAGTCGTCAAATGCGGCTGGCACCGCAACTTTGTGGGTTTTGCTGGCTTCAAACGCCAAATACGCAATGTCTTCAATGCCCATGCCGTTGGCCATGTCTGAGGCTTTGCGCTTAAATTTGCGTTCCCACGCAACGATGGTGCCAAGCGTGGTGGACACTTCTTGGGGCTCACCTTTACGGGTGTAGCGGATAGTGATTTTCATTGTCTGCCTTTCGTGTCGGGCCGATGGGTCAGCCGAAATTAGGAGGTTGCTACAGAGTAGAGGCCGCCGGTGAACGTGATGTCAATGGTGCTGAGCGTGCCCAGCGCAGTGTTAAGCACGGGCAGCGATTCAAGGTATGCGTCGGTCAGCGTAAATGCCGGGTTAGTTGCTGATGCGCCACCCGATGCTGGGGTGACCGTGATGTTGGTTTTGGTGCCAACAAGGGTGCTGAGCGTGGCATAGGTTTCGGTTGCCGCGTAGCTCATGTACAGGGTGAGCGTCAGCTCGTTGTTCTGCAATCCGCCCGTGTAGGTGCGGGCCGTGTCACCGAATGCGGTGTCTTCCAACGCTTCGACGGTTTTGGTGTAGACAGCGGCGGTGCACTGGTCGGTGAGATCGACCGAATTGACCGTGACGACTGGGTTTGCGAGGTAGGTGGTGGTGGCCATGGGGGGTTACTCCTTCGGTTCTTTCTTGACTTTAGACGGTTTGGTTTTCTTTTCGGTGGATTCCTCAACGGCTTTGATGAATCCGCCGGCGATGAGGCCGAGTACGTTGATGCCGTTGGCTTGTGCGCCTTCAATGTCGTATTCGGTGCCGGGTGTTCCGACGCGGGGGCTGACTACTACGAATTTCATGCGGTTTGGGCCTGCATTTTGACGGTGAGTTCGTAGGCGGGGGCGATGGTGCCGCCCATGTCAAGGGTGACGGGTCGCCCGTCGGTGACTGCTACGTTTTTGCCGAGCACTTGGGAAACGACGTTGAGTATGTTGCGTAGGGCATCTTCGTTGCCGGGGCCAACACCCACGATTGTCACGGGGAATGTCAGGTCGACGATGTTGTAATTGAACGCCGTGAATGATGGGGCTTGGATAAGTACGCAGTTAGGCACAAGGTTGCGTGGGTCGGTTACTACGCGCAGGCCGCTGACTGTGGCGAGAAACGTTGACAAGTTGTTCAACGCGGTGTTGAACAGGTCGGTGTATGTCTGAACAGCCACTAGGCCACCTGTGGGCGGTCGATCCCCAACAACTGTTTCACGATTGGAGCCAAACCGACAACCGAGGCGGTGGACATGGCATCAAACGACGCAAACTGATCAATTGAGCCGCGCTGACGGTACAACGCACCGCCGTACATGATCGTGCCCAGCTTTACATCCTGTGATGGCACCGTGGTCAGGCTGTCCGTGTAGCCGGCCTCGACGCGGCGGCGGTAACAAAACTGATTGGCGGCAGCTGCACAGATTGTCAAAAACGTGAGATCGGCAGCGACGGCCTGTGTGCCGTACAGCCAATCAGCAATGTCGTTAGCGACAATCCATGTGCATGTCGGGGTGCTAGTCAGCGTGCCGGTGGCGGCTTGTCGCTCAACATTGGCAGCGGTTTTTTCATACAGAACTTGGTTCTGGATGGGTTCTTGGTAGTTGTAGAGCAAATCACCTTCCGTGTCCACCCCAATGAACTCGTATTGGGGCAGAGCACGAACAGTGAATGTGCCGTTGAACGTTGCGTCAACGCCAGCGACCGTGATGGACTGGCCGAGTTCAAGCTCCGCGGGGGTGAGGAGCTGAACTACGGCGTAGTTGTCCAGCAGGTATTTGTTTGTGACCGTGTAAGTGGCCATTGTGCGGCCTACCTATGCGATCAGGAAACGATGATGGACTGGACTTGGGTGCTGTCTGCGATGAACGCGGCAACGTAGCCATAGTACGAGAACGTGCGACCGAGGGTGCCGGGCACTTCGACGGACATGAGGCCGCGAACCTGCTCGTAGAACTCGATTGCCGAACCGCGGGCAACGACCATGGTGCCTGCCGCAAAGTTGCGGTCGGCGACCAAGTTGAGGCCGAATGGGTTGAACGTGTTGGCCACGGTGATGTTGGCCGAACCCATTGCGTTGACTCCCATGAGGCCAGATGCTCCGACGTACGGGAACACGGGGCGGTCGTCGCCGTCGAGCTGTGCGCCGAGGGCTTGCCATACTCCTGGTGCCACGAAAATATGGTCAGGCAGGAAGTTGGTGGCCAACAGGATGTTGTATGCCGCGGTGTAGATACCCGAGATCAACGTTGACGGGTCGTTGGCGGTCACTGACCATGTTGCGCCCGACGCGGTTGCTCCTGCGGTGATCGCATCGGCGGCCACGTTGTCCGAAGCCAACATGTACTGGCCGGCGAGGTCACGCAAAATGATTTCCATTGCGGCGGGGCTGGTGAAATCAATGTCCTGCACCGACAGCGTTACCTGACCAGCAAGCGTGGTCTTGGTCACGACGTTCGACGCAATCACCGGGGTCGTGGCCGAAACGCCCGACAGTTCGCTAGGCGACTGCGCGGCGACCGACGGGTGCGTTGTCCACGTTGGGCGGATGAACGTCTTGCTGTTGCCGCCGTCTGGCATGGCGCGAGCACCAACCGCCGCGACGACCGGGCGGATGTAGTTCAAGTCCTCGAATACTGGGCCGAGCACGGGAACCGGCAAAAGACCGGGCGTGTCGGTGGTGAGCACGTCACCAGCAGCGGCCTGAAGTGCGCTCTTGCTGGTCTCCATGTATTCGCGCGCGGCAGCGGCGACATTGCGGAACGTTTCGCCACCGATGTGCATTGCGGCCAGGTATTCGCCCGGGGTTGGCAAGTCAAACTTGCGCTTTGGTTGGGCGGGCAACGGCGCGGTGGGGATTACTTCCTCGGCAGCTGCGGCTTCGATCTTTTCCATTGTTGGGGTCTCCTTTTCGGGGGTCACTTCTTGATTATTACTGATCTCGTTTTGGTTTTGGTGGATGCTTGCGGCGATGTCGGTGATGACAGCTCCAGCGAATGCTGGCACTGGCACAAGGCTGAGTTCAACCCATTCGGCGGCTTTGACAACCATGGTGTCGCCTTCCATGCGCCATTTGGTTGGGTTGATGCCCACTGAAACGCTGTCAAGTACGCCTTCTTGTGCGAGCACTAGGGCTTCGTCGCCGGCCGCGGTCGGAGCAATGCGTGCCGAGAACAGCATGCCTTCCTCGGTCTCGACACGCTCTGTGACCACGCCGACGGGTTGGGTTGAGTCATGGTACATGAACAGCTTGGGGGCTTTACCTTCAACGGGCAGTGCGCCTGCCTCGACGCGGATTTTTTCGCCGCCCGTGACGACAGCATCTACGCCATAGGGCACCGCGATGCCGCTAATAGTGCGTTTGCCTTCGCCTTTGGCGGCCTCAATCCAAACCTGTGCCTGCAACTTGACAGGCTTTGCGGCTGCTTCTGTGTATTCGTTTTCGTTGCTCATTTCACCACCCGGTTCTAATCCTTCCTCGACACTAACCGCCACCATTTGATCAATTGCGTCTTGCTTGTTGTCATGGCAACCGACGACGATGCCGTCAGCGGTTTGCACTGCCCATCCCGAACAGTCAGGGTTGTTGTCGTTGACGTAGTACGGCATCAGCGGTCTGAGATTTGTTCTTGGGTGTCTTCCATGACGGGTTCGTCGGCCTGATCGGCAATTACGCCTTCCATCAAATAATCGGTCGGGTCAAACTCGACGTAGGTGCCGCGAGGAAGCACGTTGTCCATGCTCAGGGTTTCGGCAATGGCCTCGGCATACAGCTTTACGCCAAAGATGTACAGGTCGGCGCGAGCTTGCTGGCTGGACTGGTACGAATACGACCCGGTTGACACGCCGACCAAATACGGCGGCACGTTCGCAAGGCGGGCGGCTTCCAGTGCGCTGTAGTTGGCCGATTCGATTAGCAGCATTTTGTCGGGGGTCATGCTGGTCTCTTTGTATTCCACAAACTCGTTTAAGGCGGCGGTTTGGTTGGTGGCGCGGGCCGCGTTGAACGCCGAAGCAAGATCGGCAAGCTCCTGTGCGCTCATCGGTTCTCCACCTTTTTGATACAGCACGCCAGCGGGCACGGCCGATGAAGCGTTGCGGTTGCGTGCAGCCTCGATCTTGAGCGCGGTTTCAATCGCGCCCGGTGCCGAATAAATCAGGCCTTGGGCTGGTGACAAGAATTGCACTAGGTCGTCGGGGTCAATCATGCCGCCGTTGAAGTACACCTGCTTTGACGGGGCGAACCACACAGGGCCAACCATGTCGGTCGTCGTGATTGAGCCAGCCGGCAAACGGGTGAACGCTGCCGGGTAGCCGTCGGCCGTGCGTGCTGTGATGTACCAGAACGCTCGACCAAACATCATCAAGTCATCAAGTGTCCACGCCATTAAGAATTGGTAGGGCACGGTCGGGTCGGGTCGGCGCAGCCATGAGCGTGGGTCGAGATACACCTTTTCGGATTTGCCATCCATCCAACGTTCGTTGTACATGCGTAGTGGCATGCAACCGATAACAGATGCCATCAGGTCGCGTGCACGGTTGATTGCCGGCACGGAAATTGCGCGGTTGCGTGCTTCGCCCTCTTGGTAGCTGTAGTACTGGCCGATCATTGACACGCCTGATTGGTTTGACGTGTAGCCGCCAGCGGCTGCAGCTTTGGCTGGTGCCGGGCTGATTGCTGCTTTGTTGACGGACTTACTGAAAATGGCCATGGGTCTATGTTGCCCGATCTGATCGCGTTTTGGTGGCACCCCCCGTCGGT